ACGATGCTGCGCCCAACGCCTCCAAAGCCAAGGCTGCCGTTCCCAAGGCGGGAGCCGCAGCGGCCCAGGCAGCCCGCAAGCTGATGGCGGCAACGCCAACCTCGGCGGTGTCTTTACCCAACTCCTCCAGCTTGTCGATCAAATCATCGGTCACATGGGCAATGGCAGTGTCCCCCATCACCGACAGGATGTGCCCTCCCATGCTTTGCACATGCCCACCCACCACGTCGCTGGTGGCCTGAAAATGGTCGGAAATCTGATCAAGATGCGCCTTGGTCACATCTTCGGCTTCCGACATGCCAGACTTCAGATCGGACAAATCGGTCGAAAATTTGACCTGGATATCTGAACCGTTGGACATGCGGATTCCCCAATAAAAAAGCCGCCCCGGAATGGGACGGCTTGGACAAACGACCATAGAAAAACGGATAAAAAGCAAATTTACTTTGCTTTTTATGTGGACAATGCAAACTTAGTTGGCTATATTAACTCTTGTCGACGGGGATTGTCCCCGGAGATAAACCGAAAGGAGGTGTTGCGGTAATGAAGTTCCTGAAACTCCTGACCTACGTTGTGTTGGCGATCCTAGCAGAAATCCACACAGCGCAGTAAACGGAAGGTGGGGTTGGGAAACCAGCCCCACCACAGGAAGGAAAAGCCGCAGCACCTCCTTAAGGTGAAAGGATTTTAACAATGACACCGGACGAATGCAAGGCTTGGCGCAAGCGCCTGAAACTGACCCAAGAACAAGCAGCCAAGGCATTGGGGCTAACACGTCAGGGATGGCAAAAACGCGAAGATGGCACCTTTGCCATCAACCGCGAGGCCGAATATGCCATGCGCTATTTGGAAGAACACCCGGAAATTTTGGAACAGACTAACCCGTGACCGCCTTACCGCCCACCTCGCCCCACAGGGCCAGAAACTTGGCGGCACCCTCTTCGGTGGTGCAATCCAGCGTTCCGTCTGCAGAAGCGCGACCCGACGGTGAGGCCCCGGTTTTAATCCCCAGCGCCGCTTTCAGCAGCACCGGCAGGGGTGGCGTTTCACGCCATTCCTCGCACAAAGCAAGATAGCGGTGGACGGTAAGTTGCCCCACCGTCCGCCAATCCCATCCAGTTAACGTGCACAGGCGGGCATAGAAACGCTCCCAGTTTAGGACTCCCCCAGGCCGCCATCTTTCGCGCTGACTTTCAACTGATCCAATCCGGTCAAAGCCGAAATCACCACCAGGGCGGGGGCAAAATCCGACACCAACATGGGCGTGGACTTGAAGGTGTCTTCGGTCATGCCGCCGGTCGCCAAGGCCTTTTGTAAGATGGTGCGAATGGCAACCACCCGTTCGGTATGATCCTGGGTTTGGCCGGGGGCCAGTTTGGCGAAGCAATCCAGCACGGTTTGCAATTCGTCAAAGGTGAAGGCCTGAATGGGGTGCGACACCCCATTCAGAACGATATATCCGGTTTCGTGCGGATGGCTCATATTAATCCGCCAAGCTCAAGACGCCGACATTGCCCGCACTGTCGGCCATCACCGACGCGGACATTTCCGGCATCATAAAATCATCCTGCTTTGCCGACATCTTCAAATCAGACGTGGTCATAACGTTGAATTGCAAGGTCATGCGTTTGATAACGCCCTGGATCGGCAACGCCGTGGTGTAGATGCCCTTGAATTGGACATTCGACCCCATGGCCTGGTTGATAATGGTCGCGGTATTTCCGGTGGCTGCCAGATTATAGGTATAATTGACCACCACACCACTGGACGTGCCGGTATCGCCAGCGGCAAAGGTATAAACACCGGTACTGGAATTGACCGAATATTGACCGGTGGCGGGTGCCGAGGCAACCTTGGTCAAGGGCACACCGGTGGCCGCATAGGTCACCCCCAAATCGGTGGCAAAGGTCGCACCGTTCAAGGCGGTATAGGCATTGGATGCCACCACACCGGCCTCGTTGACGACAGTCATCAATTGACCAGCGGATTGGGTATTGCCGAAGAACAGGTTGTTCAGCATCGATCCATTGAGAATGGCATTTTTCAATTTGATTTCGATGCTGCCTTTACCGCGCGCCACCACCAGGGGGAATTGCGATTGCCCCATCAGCTTCTTTTCTTCGAACTTGAAATCCATGTCGAAGGACTGCAACTGGCTTAGATGCAACGGGGTCGCATTGCTCGCCCCCAACGGAATAGCGAAGAAATCACCACCACCAAAATGAGCTTCCATTTTACTCTCCTAAGTTTGACTGAATCAGGGATTTAATCTCGGCAACACGCGCCGTGATTTGGTTGGCCAACGGCGTATTGCGGGCGATGGCGGAATTGGGGATATGGGCGGCAAACCATGCGTCCAGGTCGGCAAGGATGGCGGGCATGGCGGGCGCAACAGCCAACGGATCGACTACGGGCGAAGCAGCCAACTGATCGGCTTCGGAAACAGCAGTGCCATCGGTGGCAGCCTGTTGCTGCCCCGGTTCGGGGGTCTCGGTCATGGTGGAAATCCTTAGAAGTTAGGGATTTTAAAGCGGGCGAATGGTAATGGGAACCCAGGCAATGCCATGCTGCCCGGTGGCGCCCTCATCGGTTTCGATGGTGCCGGAAATGCGGCAATCATGGACTTGGCCGCCCAAGCTTTGCCGTCCAATGACCGGTTGCACCAGTAGCGCGGCGGTGACGGCATCCAAAATCATGTCGCGTAAATCCTGGGCAGACCCATCGGCAGCGCCCGTATCCACATAGACGTACAACCAGAAATCAAGTTCCCAATAGACCGGCTTTTGCCATCCGGCATTGGGATTGCTGGACTTTCCCGCCACCACCGTGATCATCGGCTTTTTCGTCTTGGGAACATCATTCCAATGTTCCAATTTCTTAGAAAAATGCGACACCAGGGCCGCGACGGCATAATTGGCCTGTAGGGCAGAAAGCAAAGCATCACGAGCTTCAATACGCATTTTTGTCATCCATCACTTCTGGAACTGTAGTTTCAACAATTGCTGCCATTTCCTGCGCCCCCTCGATCACCAGGGGTCGTAGATCCACATGGGCGGTTTCATGGAAATGGCGACGATGGCCGCGCACTTGTTCCTTGATCGGGTTCACCGGCTTGCCGAATGATAGGCTTTCAATCCTGGCATAGCCGCGCACATCAACCAGCGCATTGGCCCCTACCGCCCAATTACGGGCCTCGGGGTCGGTAATATAAATGCCGACGCCAAGACCTTTGGGCGACACGTCAAAATCAACCTTAACCGCTTGGCGAAACCGGGCAGGAAGCACCGAGCGCATCCGATCAGCAACCCGGTTGGCAGCATCCTGCAACAGCGGAGTCAACCGGGCTATCGCCAGATCAGACAGCCCCTTTAAGCGAGCCGATAAGATATCGAAGCCCTGGACATCGCCCGTAATCATTCCGCCAATTCCAAAATCCAGAACGTCCCACCCGCATCCAGTTCAGATTTTTTGACAGTAAAGGTGCGGGTTCCCATGGTGAATTGATCCGACGTATCCGGCTGCGCCGGGATATCACTGAGTTTCACATGGGCAATGGGACCAAAGTGCGGACTGCGCAAATCATTCAAGCGGGTGCCGGTTGGGCGCTCCCAAAAGCTCCACACCAGCGGCACCGCAGCGCCGCTGGTCGGAACATAGACCGCATTCCGACCAAAGGATCTGAAACACGCATCGGTCAGACGTTGGAAGCGGTCGGTTGTCATGCTTAGAACGATTCGTTCAAGCGCACACGCACAGTCACATCGCCAGCTTGTTGTGCTTGGGTGGCGACACCGATCAGAGTATTTCCGGTGGCCGTCGTCGTCACCACAAAGTTGGTGTTGTCCCAATAAACATGGGCACCAGGGGTTGGCGTATCGCCCGCATGCTTGGGCAGATCAAACACACCAACCACCATGAAAACACCGACAACGCCAGAGGCCAAATCAGTCGCTGCCACACCAAAGATAGAACCGATCAGGGCACCGCTGCCGCTGGTCAGAGTGCGCGGGGCGGCCAGGTCAAGCCGGTCGCCAGATTCAACGTAGTTCTTCATTTTAAAACTTCCCTTCAAAGAAAAAGCCCAGACTTTTTAGGTCTGGGCTATGGCAACATCGTTACCCGTCAGCGTTAAGCGCCGGGACTGCTTACAAAACCGCGCCAATCGACGGCATGGGCGGCGAAGTCTTCGCGGGCCTTGATTTCCAACCCGTCAACTTCCCAACCCACGCGGGTTTCCAGGAAGACGCCCTGTTGCCCATCCAGATAGGCGTATTCAATGGTATCGATCTGGCCGGGTGCGGCCACCATGTACCACTGGGTGGCGCTGGCCGCGTCCAGGCGCGGCTCGATGATGGGGGTCAAGGTGGAAGCGTAGGAAATATCCGCCTGCTTGGTGGCCAGGAAGTTGCTGCTGGTATACTGGTTGGCAACGGTTTCCAGCGCCGCCGGGGCCAGGATGAAAGCCGGAACCAAGTTCAGATTTTCACCGGCCAAGCCTTTCTGTACCCGCAACGCCGTGCGGGCCGCGCCTAAACCGGCAATGCCAATGGCGCTGCTGGCCCCCGAGGCCACCACGTTCTTATGGTTGGTGCCGTCGAACAGGTTAAAGCCGTCAGCCATGGCCTGGTTGCCGGTGATCAAAGCCCAGACAATATCCGATTCCATACGAGCCGCCGCTTGGCCAAAGGCGAAGGGGATGCGGGTGAAAGCGTCCAGATCGTCGTTGATGATGGCCTTGCGGTCGATGGAGACGGTACGGCCATAAGTTCCCAGCGCGTAGGTTTCCTTGCCGTCCGAGAACGATCCACGCTGATACTCGCCCTGCTCATTCAAGGCTTGCAGGCTGGGAGCGCCAGACAATTGGGTGCGATTGACCGGCTTGAAATCAGGCAATGTGGTTTCACGGCAGAACGGCATGAAGGTGCGCGGGCTTTCATCATAGGCACGGCGCAAAGTTTTGTTGGCGACGTTGGCCAGGATGGCGGGGAAATCCGAGGTCGACATCATACCGCCCGAGCGGACATTCATCCCCAAGGCCATACCGGCGACTTCAGACTTGCTGAACCCACGGGTATTAATGCCCTGCATTCCCAACAGATCACGCCCCATTTCCAACAGGGTTAGACCACGATAAGTGCGGCCCAAATCGGTCAATTGATGGACGCTGGGGGCATAGCGATGCAACAGGGCTTCTTCCACCGCCGAGCGCGCCGTATCCACCGCATCGCGGGTGATTTGCACATGGTGGCGCACTTCGGTCTGTTCGGATTTGGCGGCCATGCCGTCAATCAGGTTGGCGCGCACTTGGTCCATGCTGAGATTTTCGGTTTCAGCGCGGGCAATCAGGTTTGTAATCTCCGCTTCCGGCAATTTGACCGCGCGGGCGGCGGCAATGATATCGGTAGCCTTGGCCGTGTTTACGACCTTGGGGGCGGAACGGCTTTCAGGGGCAGCGTCACCCGGAGGGGCGACGACGGGGGGGACAACAGTGGCGGTGCCACCGTTTTCTTGGGGTTCTGCAGGCATATTACTCTCCGAGGTTTGGGCGGTGGCCCGGTTAAAAACAAACTCACAAGGGTATTCGGGCGCTTGTGCCCGCACACCAGCCCCCGCATCGGCGCCGACCGGCACCATGGACAATTCCGCTGGTTGCCAATCGACGGCCCGACGCTGAGAGATTCCGCTATCGCTTTTGGTGACTTCAAATTTGCGCACGTTGTAGCCGACCGACACATTGCGGATGATGCCGTTTTGCACATCGCGCCAGATCGGCTCGACATCGGCACGGTCGGAAAACCGCACGGTGGCGATGCCTTGGGTGCCATCGACGCGGGCGGTGCCATCGACCACCACGCCGATCACATCGGACAAATCATCGGCATTATGGGTGTTGAGCAACGGCGCACCGGAATTCAGCCGCGACAGGTCGACGCTTTCCGGGCTCATATCCAAGGATTCTTCGTAATATTCCCAATCGCGGTAATCGAAGCGGCGAACGGTTGCCCCGGTTGACCATACCAGATCAGCAGTCCGCGCATCGGCATTGACGCTTTGCGGCAAGATGGCCGCAGCACGATGCTGCAACGGCAATTGACGTGTATTTTCGGTAACGCTATCAGGCATTTGATGCCCCTCCTTCAGAGCCAGTGGACCCGCCTTGCGCGTTGTCCATATTAGGAACAGGACCACCCGCCTTAGCGGATTTGCGCGGGTCGCTGTCCAGAACCAGATTGAGCTGATCGATCAAAGCGTTCGATTTGGAGATTTCCTGCATGTGCTGCACGGGGTCTGCCCCGCTTTCGGCAATCACTTGCGGCAGGGTTTTGGTCCCGGCACGAATCTGCAAGGTATCGGCTTCCGCTTCCTTTTTCGGATCAACCGACTCGAAACCGGGGGATGACCAGCGCACCCCATAATTTTGCTTGGGAATAAGTCCGGCCACAAAGGCAGTATCGATAAAACGTCGCCAAATGGGGGTGCAATATTGCGGGATCAACACGCGTTTACGATAGGCCCGCACCGCTTGGCGAAACTCCATAGCGCCAGCACGGTAGGAGGAATAATTGACCTGCGACAAATCACCACTGATTTGCTCGTACATGACATCCAGACCCGCCGCCACATCGCGCAGACGGGCGCGCTTATAGCCTTCATAGCCACCGGCAGCAGCCGGTTGATTGAACTTTACGTCTTCACCGGGCTGCAGATATCCGACCATGCCGGGATCGAATGATTCGATGCGGTTGCCTTTGCCATCGATCTTGGTGGTGCCCAAAGTGGGTCCAGCGGCCCCTTCATTCTGAGTGACGAAGGCAGCCAGACAGGCTTCGATCTTTTTGCGAACGATTTCCGCCTGTTCGTATTCTCCCAGGTCGTTCAAGGTCATCATGACGGCGGCAAAATTGGTTACGCCACGCACCTGACCGGGACGATCCGGCCAGAACACATGCAACACTTCCGAGGCCGGGACCAGGTTGGAAACTAGCGCCTGCTTGGGTAGAACGATCATTTCACCGGGATGCTGGGAAAATAGCCAATAGCCGATCCGCGACCCGATCTGATCGAATTCAATGCCCTGTAAGGTGTAACTTCCGGCACTGGTGGTTCCCCAGGCTTGGCGGGTAATGTCGCAGAAATCCGCTTCCAACACCTGCAATTGCAGAGGAATGGACAAACCGTCGGCAGCGCGTCGATTGCGAAAGCGCACGAACACTTCACCGGATTCGTATTCCGCCCCGGCCACCTGGGCTTGCAGTCCATAAAAGTCCAATGTACCGGCAGCATCGCATTCGGCGCACCAGCGCAAAAAGGCCGCGTCTATTTTCTTGTCCAACGCCGCACTGCCGGTGGCGGCACGCGGAATGATCCCCTCGCCCACCACATTGT